ATGCAAAATATTGTTCTCTTAAATGTGTGGGAATAAGTCAAAAAAATAAAATAATAAAAAATTGTTTAGTATGTGATATTGAATTTCAAACCAAACCATCCGTAAATGCAAAATATTGTTCTAATAAATGCACGGGAATAAGTATGACCCTTGAATGGAAAGAAGAATCTCGCCACAAACAAGTGTTAAACGCGATGTTACTTGATACTGGTGACATACCCGTATCAGAATTAAGTGATAATGAGATTGAGACTATATTTGAGCTGTCATATTTAACAATAAGTGATAAAATGAAAATAGGTTATTTAAAAAAGTCAGCTTAATGACTCTTGATTTTACGTTACTCGATCCTTCATTTCTTCCACTTCTTCAACAACTTATTAACAAAATGGAAGCTTTAGAACATAAGATTAATCCTTATTATGGATTTAGAACACTTCAATCACAAGCTCGCCTTTTTAGACAATCTCGAAGCAAACAAACAATTAATGCAGAGATTGAATCATTGAATGAACAAGGGTGTACATTCCTTGCAAATGTTTTAAAAGATGTGGGACCACAAAAAGATGGGCCATGGGCTACAAATGTTTTGCCAGGTCAAAGTTATCATGAATTTGGACTTGCAGTAGATATGTATGTTGATGATGATAAAGAAGGAGGACCTGTGTATGATATTCTCGCAGTGGAATCAATATCTGTTGGTTTAACACCAGGTCGTAATTTCAAACATCCTGATTCAGGACATATACAATTGGGTTCAACGCCCACACCTTATGGATATAATATTAAACAAATAAATGATTATTTTGAGAAGAAGAATTTATATCAATAATATTTTCAAAAAAACTATCAAAAGTATTGCCAAGATATAATGCCAATAGAAAAAGTTCAGATGCTGATATTTTTTCTTTGTTTCCTTTCTCAATCTGATCTATATGATTTATTTTGCACTCAAGGAAAAAAGATAATTCTTCTTGTGTAAAGTTTCTTATATTACGAATATCTCGTATACGATTTCCAATTAATTTATAAAAATTGTTTTTTTCATTAATGATATTAGATAATTCCATGTTTGTTTTCTTTCTTGATTGTTAAACATTGTATTTTTACTACATGAGTTACTTTATTTAAAAGTTGAAAATTTATATGTATTTCTTATTAATATTTTTAAATTTATACATTAAATTAAGTTCAAATATATAAAAGTATATTAAAAAGGTGACAAAAAAGTCACCTAATAAATTATAAAATAAGTTAAAAGTTTAATTCAATTTAAAATAGGACGTCATCATCATCAAGTTCTACTTTTAACTTAGCTATTGTTTCTTGTTCTTTAATGAATTCAACTTTTCTTTTGTCATATGCAACAGGTTGTTTGTAGACTCTTGTAGTTTCATTACCATTTTTCAAGAGTAATAATTTACCTTGATATGGTTTTAAAACAATTTCTACGATAGTACATTCTGTAGAATCCTTTTTAATCCACTTACGGCTTCGTATGGAGCCCTCTAGGTATATAAGGTCACCTTTGTTAAGATATCGCTCTGTATATTCAATGTAGACGGGGTTAATGATTGATATATTGTGCCACTCAGTAACTTCTTTCCATTCATCCGTTTTTTTGTCTTTCCATTTATCAGTAGTAGCTACCGAAAAACCAATAATTGTTGACCCATCTTGGAATATATGTGGTACAGGATCTTTTCCTATACGTCCTATTAATTTTACTGAATTAAGTGATGACATTTGTATACTTTCTAATTAATAATTATTTCATTGGACATCGATTTTGGTATAATTACATCTACAAAATTTCCTTCTTGAAGCCATTTTTTGAGTTTAATTAAAGATTCGTCTGTTGCATTTTTAAAATCACTTTCAAACATTGAAATAGCTCTTTTAGAAATCATTGACTCATTAGCACGTACAGAGCCTTCTTTTTTAGACCAAAGTTCGTAAAGCTCCCATGTTAGTGTGTTTAGTTCAGTAGAGTTAAGTTTCTTCTCATCTTTTCTTAGTGACATAGGATAAGATAAGTTGGTAGGTAGGGAAATAGATTGTCCATCATCATCTTCAGCATACAAAGAGAGAAGATCACTAATACCGCTTTTTCTTGCATATGTCTTTGACGCTACATATTTTTGCATATCTGACATATTAAGTAATCGTACAAATGTTTCGATGTATGTTTGACTTTCACTGTGTGTAAGACGCACACATAAGTAACCGTTGTTTTCCATTGTTTCATGAGATGAATAAAATAAACCATGTTTTTTAAGTTCTGGTTTAATTGAATCATGAATAGCTGAAAGTGTAGCGTAATTTGGCTTTCTATCTACCTTTTTATACGTTGGATTTTCAGCATCTTTTATTACTTTTTCAAATTCACATAATGCTAATTGAGTTTGAATATTTCTTTTAATTTCAGTCATAATTTACATCCTTTAATTATATTTAATTTGTTTATTTAAAAAAACAAATACACGTTGAATAGAATCTATTAAATCTTCTATTTCTTTTGTTTCATGTAATTGATCTATATAAAGATCTAATACAGGTGTTAAGTCGTTAATTAATTCCTGTAATGCATATTCTTTACTCATAAAATCATGAATATTGTCATTAGCATTTTGAGGTTCGAAAAAATGTATATTAGATGTTAAAATTGACATAACAAAAGAGCAATAGTAAAAGCAATTATAATATTTATAAATAACTGATTTTTTATAATATAGTTATTTTTATATTTATGTTGTATTTTATTAAATTCAAACGACATATAAGGTCTAATTATATTTTCTTCCTGTCGTTTACTTCTCATTATGCAATTCCTTATGATAAATTTACTAAAAATTATTCATAAGATTAACAAATATTTTATCAAATAGTAAACCTTTTAATTTTATAAAAATGGATACTATACATATTTTCTTTCTTTCTTTTTCTATATTTTTTTTCAATCATTTCAAAATCGTATTTAAAAATAAGTAATAATATAAATATAGTTGCATTAGCTGATAGGAGTAATGATATGCAATTACTTAATAACATTTGATTCCTCCAGTTTAAATATTGTTTTTTCAAATTCAAGTTGTTCAGTCATTATTTGGTTTTTTATGTTCAATGTGTTGTTTATTTCATATAAGCGAAATTGTATTAATAATCCGCAAATAAAAATAGAAAGTGTAATAATAAATAGTTGTAATGTCATATGTTGATCTCTCTTTTGGTATTTAATAATTAAATGAAGTAAAAAGGCCGTTGTAGCCGTTATAATAGTGAAGGTAATCAACAAAGCTATTGTTGATAAAATCACATTAGTAGCGCATATCATGGTATTAAATTTATGTGTTCAATAAACCATCCAACTAAACACAATGATATTATAAACATTAAAAGTTCACACATAATATTAATCCTAATTAAATAAAGTAATGGATTCGTTAATATCAGATTGCTGAACTGATGTTAAAACTGCTCGTGTGATTGCTAATTCATCCCGCAAGGACTTAATTAGAGCTTTAAAGTAACGATCATGATCATCGATGATTTTTACAACTTCTGAATAACGATTTTTGTAACCAGTGAGCATTTTGTTATATTCTGTCATGATATTTCCTGTCTATATTTATGTTTAAATTCATTAAGTTTTTCTGTTGGTAAGTATTTTAATATTTCAGTAAGATCTTTTTCTAATTCATAAACAACACAATTACGTAAGTCAATATCATCTGGGAATTTAAAGTTAATCATTTATTTTTTCTCCTTTGATAAGTAATTGTATGTCTTCCCAAGCATTTTCTTCGTTGTAATAGAATTCTTCTTGTTCTTTTATTAAGTAAGAAGAACCGTAAAGCTCAAATAAATTTTGTAAGTTTCTATCTTTCATAAAATCGATTAATTCATCGAATTCTTGTAAACGTATTGGTGTCCATTCAAATGACATAATTAAAGTTTCCCTTCAAAGGTACTTGGTTTGTATGAGGCAAGCTCTGCAAGTACGTTTCTATATATTGTATGTGTGTTGTAATTACGTGATGTTATGAGGTTTTGGTTAATTCTATTGCCAGGCTTCATAAATTGTTGGAGACCAGAATCAGCATATTCATAATCATTTGAACTGCTTTCATTAAGTGTTATTGCATTCCATCGATCAGAATTGTTGAAAGTAATGATCATTATTAAACAACCTTTTGACCTTGTTGATATTCATTTTTACCTTGTTGATATTCATTAGCTAGTTCAACGAGATATTCTTTTAACTCACTGAGAGTTGAACATTCATTCAACATGAAAAGTGCATGTCGAATTACTGCTAAGGATTCTTCCCAGATGATTCTTTGTTCATTTTTTGTATATGTATTGTTCATACTGATCTCCGTTTGTTTTTGCGTGGTGTCATATAAGAGTTGTATTAATGTTGTGTGACCCTTGTGTTGTATAACATAACTTTAGTGTGACCCCATGTACAGTTGAATAACTGCAATGTTTTCACATTCGTTATGATGCTTATGAATGTAGTAATTTTGCTTTTCATCATTGTAATGCTTCTAAACATAATAACTTGCTTCTTCATAAGTTTAGTTATAATTGGTTTCGTTTGAATATGTCAACATATTATTTGTTTGAACGATAAGACCATTTTCAACCCAACAGTTATATTAGTCAAATTTATTATAAATATATTTAAAAGTGTATATTTTGTATGGTTGACTTTATATGTTAATGGATGTAAATATATCTAATAATGTCTATAAATGGGAAAACGAAAGATGGAAGAAAATTTTGAAGAAAGAATGCTTTCTACTGAAGAGGTAGCAGAGATATTAAAGGTAAAAGTTGGTACTCTTGCACAAAGAAGGTGTAACGGATTTCCTCCACGTTATGTGAAATATGGAAATAGAATATTATATAAATATAGTGATATAGTTAAGTTTGTAAATGAAAGTACTGTAGAACCTGTAAATAAAATGTCAACTATAAGTGGAAATTAGAATCATTAGATTAAATTATATGTTCGTTAATACTTATGATAGCAGTTGAATACACATTGTTATATTCATACTAAGCTGAAATGGAATTAGAGAAAGATTAGAAAAAAATGACCACACTAAAAAAGAAAGTTCTTATTAATGAGCATGAAGCAGCTGACATGATCGGTCTTAAGGTTGGGACTATGCGTATTAGACGAATACGTAAGCAACCACCTGTTTATTTCAAGATAGGTAAACGTGTTATGTATGATGTAGAAGAATTACAGGCATATATAGAAAGTGGAAGAGTTATGCCTGATGAAATACGTGAACTATAAGTGGAAATTAGAATGATTAGATTACGTGATCTATTTTTATTCTACAACTTACTTGAAATTTATTTTAAATATGATCCATTATAAATATCTGATGATATAAATTTAATGAGGTTATATGGATTTTAAAAAAGAATACACATTTAACAAAGGTATGGTCTTACAAAGCCACAGCAAGGCCATACTAAAGTTAAATAACATAAGAATACCTGGAATTAAAAATGTGGCTCACAGACTCGTAGAATTGGTAGTAGCGGTGATGTTTTATATATGAATATGTTGTAGATAAATAATCTGTTAATTACAAGAATGGATGTGAAATAAAAAAACATATTTAGCGTTAATAAAACACAACATAAACACAAAATAAAAGAGTTTGATATGGCTAAAAATAAATTCCAAAAAGGCAATACATTGGGAAAGGGAAGACCTAAAGGATCTCGTAATAAGGGATTATTGCTTTTCGAGAAAATCCTTGAAAATGATCTAGATTCTATAACAGATCAGCTAGTCGCACTTGCAAAAAGCGGGGACATGAGCGCAATTTCTTTAATTATTAATCGTGTATATTCCTTACCGCCAAAGGCATCATCAATGGTGGATCTTCCCTTAATGAATGATATAAAAACACAAACAGATGTAAACAATTCCATGACTGATTTACTTAGTGCAGTAGGTTCTGGAGATGTTGATATCGAGGAAGCTAAAGAATTAGCAGCATTGATTAAAGCTAAAAGTGAATCAATACACATATGCATGGCTAATGAACTACAAGAGCTTAAAAACTTTGTGAGTGGCACAAAAGATTGTATGTAATTAATATTAAAGTGACCCTATAAACAGGTTACTATAACCTAACACTTAAAGAGTATGATTAATGGAATTTGAACTTGATGGACAGATTACGGCTAAGCTTCAAAAGAATGCTAAGCTGATTAATAAATATTTAAATAACCTAGTCGATGAAGGTACATCACTTACGGCTGCATCATTGTTGGCTGCTACTCATATGTTTTATGAACATAATCTATTATGTAAAAATATTGAGCACAATATTCATTTAATTGTAGAACTAGAACATAATATGGAATTAATTCTTGAATCTTTAAAAAACATTGTTAAAAATAAAATATTTGAATCTAAAACCATTCATTAATATAAATATATTGTTAATCATATAATGATCGAATTAACTATAGTTTTTTATACATTTTTAACGATATGTAGTTTTATTGTTATAGTTAAAGGTATTATTACTAATATACCTATCCTCGTTCTTTGTGGAGCAATATCTTTTAATTTATCACTTTATCTATTAATTGAGAGGTAGGTATCATGAGCAACGCGCTATTCAAAGCAATAGAGGGCAAGGCACCACTCGTTTGTATCAAAGAATTATACGCCGTACTATATGTAGTAGCAAACTCAACAACAAAGGATGGTTTACTACTAGATATAGTGGTTGATACATTAAATGTATTACAAGAACATATGATTAAAACATTAAGGGATAATAATAAATAAATTATAAGGATTTACTATGAAAGATTGAGTATGTTAAGAATTAATAATAAAATTACCCCATAGTAATAAACAATTAATTGTGTTTAAATTAAAAGCTATCTATTTTTAATTTAAGTAATTTAATGACCGAAAATATTGTTAATAAGAAACAATTGGGTGCAGCATTAAGATGCATGCTCTATGAAATAAACTTTAGAAAATCAACTGTTGATGAACAATATAAAATACTTTGTCATTATGACAAGAATATTAATATCAGGGATGAAAAAGATCCGTGGAATGTTGTTGATTTAACTCAATGTAATCTCGGTGTTATACACGCCGCAAAAATTAAAGCCGAAATCAGGCTAAGGAATCTATAATGAACTATGCACTAACTATTTTAATAATCTTTTTTGTTTTATTTGGATTTATCTTTAATCCATTTAAGGATGGTGATGAGAGCGAGGATTAATATTGACCCCATATTAAACGTATGTTATACTAAACATGTGTTACTTGTGTATTATACTAAATGTATGTTACTTATATGTAACACTACTTGTGTGTAACACTAAAAATGTGCTACTTATATGTTATATTAAATATGTTCTACTTGTGTGTAACACTAAATATGTGCTACTTATATGTTATACTAAATATGTGCTACTTATATGTTATTTATATGTAACATTAAAGTTGTATGATATTGGTATGACACGATATTTATACATAAAGAATGTTGGTTATATAACAATAATAATTTTTAAGGAAATCATAATATGAATTACCCAAAAAATATAATATATAGTAACTTAATATGAATGTTACAACAGGGTCTATTATAGTAATAACTTTAATTATATTAATTATATGGATTACTTATAAAGGAGATAATACTTTTTAAACAAATGTTTCATCATCTATTATTTCTTCAATGTTTATTCCCGTACTATGGATAACAAATTCTTGTATTAAATGTTCAACGGGATTATGAACCATTTTATAATAAGAAAATGAAGCACATAACATAACAAAAAATATAAGTACGGATATAGAAATACATATAACTGTTTCTAAAAAGAAATTCATTCAGCGTTAGCTATTGCAAGCCCATCTTTTAGAATAGTTTCTTTTAGTTCAGTTGTTTGTTCAGGAGTATAATCAAATACATTTTTCGCAATATATCCAGCAATAAGTACAGAAAGACCTATTAATAAAAACGCTATAGATGATATTTCATAATATTTCATGTTATGTTCTTTTTTAAAGTTGCATATAAATATTATCATTCATGTATAAAACTATCAATATAAAATTATATTAAAATAAGAAATAAAATAGAAGAAAGTTTATTAATTAAAAATGAAAAAATTTGATAAAGAATACAATGCAAACTTTGACGAACTTGCTGCGTGTATGAGAGAATGTCTTTCATTAAGAAGAGAAATTGAACAATTAAATGGTAAAATTTGGCATTTAGCATATACATTAGAAATGCTATGTTCTGATGAAGAAAGAGGCGAAAATGAAGTGGAATAATTATGATTGTTAAAGATACTGATGGATACATATTAACTATTAATTTTAAATATATTGAATATATAAAAGAACTATGCGATGGATATTTGATTATTCATTTATCATGTGGTGAACATATATATGTAAAACCAGAAGATTCACATGGGCATGTTGATGCATTCAAATCATATTTAAAGCTGGATTTAATTCAAAAATATTAATGATCAAACATAAGTTTAACGCTATTAAAACTGAATGTGACGGAATAAAATTTAGTTCTCGTAAAGAAGCTAAACGTTATTCAGAATTAAAGTTTCTTCAAAGTAATGGGGAGCTGTTGTTTTTCTTACGTCAAGTACCTTTTCATCTTCTTGGTAATGTACGCTACGTATGCGACTTCATGGTGTTTTGGTGTAATGGTGATGTAACTGTTGAAGATGTAAAAGGGATGAAAACTGATATGTATATTGTGAAAAAGAAATTAGTTGAGGCCACCTATCCAATAAAGATAACGGAAATATAATTATGAGACAACAAGACGTTTTATTACTTTGTTTAATAATAAACAATAAAGAATACAGAAATAAAAGTAAAACTTTTTTAGCTAATATTTTGAAAATAAGTAGAGCTTCAATTAATGAAAGTATTAAAAGATTAAGTGATGTAAATTTAATTCTAACAGGTTTAAAAGGAGTTAAGTTATATCCACATCGTAGTAACAGTATTGATTATTTAAAAGAATGTGTACCTCATTTGTTCTTTAATGAAAAAGAAATATTAAAAGTTGCTCAATATACATTAGATAATTGGAAGGCTAATCAAGAATTTTTTAGTATTAAAGATATATAAAAGAATTGATATTAATAATTTAACAAATAAAGAAAATTATATGAAAAAGAATGTAATATATATAATAACACTTTTAACATTTACACCAACCTTTATTAATGCTTATGAGTATAAAGAAGAACAAGTTGTAAATGTAAGAACGGAAATTTGTAATGAGCTTCATTTAAGAACAATTGAGCATCAAATAGTTGAAGTACAACTAATGATAACTGAAGTATTCCCTGGAATAAAAAATGAACATCAAAATGATGCTTATACAATATTAAATAAAATAAATAATGTCATTAGTAATTTTTATTCATATTTGAAAGATTGGCGTTTAGAACTTTTATGCAAATGGTATAACGAGGAAAGAATGTCAATTGAAGTATGGCAAAGTATTGTAAATTCACCTTATGAAATATACGATAGTTTTAAATGGATTGACAACCAAATTACATTAGCTAATGATGATTTTATATTGCCACAGAAGTAATATTAATATAGGATATCATTATCCTGAATATTGTTTTTCCCTCATTCTTGCGAGTGAGGGTTTTTTTTGTTCTAAATTCCATGCATATATTTAATTAATTTTATAATGATATTAAATAAAATTTGAGATATATTTACATAAGTATAGTTTATGGGTTAATCTATTATTAGATATCTCTTTTATTTATATGTATGGCATCTATTTCGACTATGCTTAATTCAATGAAAGAAACAATGGTTTCGATCAGGAATGAGCACACATCAAAAACAAATCAGCTGAACCCTGAAGATGCTTCTATTAAGATTTCATGTGAAGAATCACTTTATAATTTTGTAAGACATGCCTGGAATCAAGTTGAAGGAGAAAATCTTTATTCTGATAATTGGCATATCAAAGCAATATGTGATCATTTGGAAGCATGTGTAGATGGAAAAATTAAATTCTTAAATATTAATATTCCTCCTCGTTGCATGAAATCACTTATTAGTAATATATTCTTTCCTGCCTGGATTTGGTTGAAGCGTCCTTCTGCAAAGATATTTTGTTTATCAGGTTCACATAAACTTGCCGTACGCGACAGTGTTAAATGCCGATCACTTATGCAATCAGTTTGGTATCAGAATCTTTGGGGAAATGTATTTTCTTTTAATAAAGATGTTAATACCAAAGAACGCTATTCGAATAATAAAGGTGGTGAAAAACTTGTTAAATCGATTCTTGGTTCATCTATTGGTGAAGGAGGACATTTTCTAATTATAGATGACGGAAATAGCCAGCAAGATATTACTTCTAAGACCACACGTGATCGTACAAATGAAATTGTTGATAGTTCATTTTTGATTAGACAAGATAATACAGAGCGTGCGGTTGTTATAAACATTCAACAACGATTGCATTGGGAAGATCTTACAGCACATTTACTTGAAAAGAAATTACCTGGTACTGTTCACCTTATGTTGCCGATGGAATATGAAGCACATAGAGCTTGTGAAACAATTCCATTAAAGGGAATGAAAGAAAGATGGCGTGATCCACGTACAAATAAAGATGAATTATTGTGGCCATCACGTTTTACTCCAGAACATGTTGCACGTTTAAAGATATTTTTTGGTTCACCTTATAATATTGCATCGCAATTACAACAGTTACCAGCTCCTGAATCAGGAAACATTTTCCAAAAAGAATGGTTTAAAATTTGGAAACAAGGTTACATGCCTAAAATGGATATGGTTATCCAGTCATGGGATACTGCCCTTAGTGTAGGAGTAAATGCATGTGAATCTGCTCTTACGACATGGGGCATTTTTACAGATGATAATTTCAAGAAAAATATAATATTTATGAATAGTTGGCATGGAAGATTAGAACAACCTGATTTGCGTAAGATGATTAAGAAATGTGCAAATAATTATTATACAATGAAATATGAAGGAATAGATCGAGCAGGTCCGCGAGCTGATGTTGTTCTTATTGAAGAAGCATCTGGAGGTCTTGCAATGATCCAAGATTTAAGATCAAGTGGACTTCCCATATTTGGGTTTAATCCACGTCATCATAAGCTACCTAATTTTGCTCATATGACCAATAAAGCAGATCGAGCACGTTTGGCTTCTGTTGTTGTAGAGCAAGGTTTGGTTTGGTTGCCTGCTAGTATTGATAACCCATCATTGTTATTGAAAAACGCTCAATTCTTTCTTGATACTGTTTTGGCTTGTCCTTCTGGACGTAACCAAGATCTTGTGGATTCTTTTGCGCAAGCCATGATATGGATAAGGAAAAAACAAATTCTACATCTAAAGGGTGAAGATCCATTTGATAATGCACCTATTGATTACAATGCTTATATCGATCATGTAGACTATACAGGTAGAGTTTAGTTATTATTTTATTTTTATAATAAGAATGAAAATTTTAAACTAAGATTTAATAATTATGGCTCCCCGGGACGGATTCGAACCGCCGACCGAGTGATTAACAGTCACTTGCTCTACCACTGAGCTACCAGAGAATATATTAATATTAGTCTTTAACTGATTTTACAGGTGAGTTTGGTGGGCATATTATTTCATCATCTAGCAAAGGATTTTTAACAATACCATAAAGTTTCTTTGCTTTTATTTTAGATGTAAATTCTTTGTATTTATTAATATTTTCAATAACTAATCCTATATTTTCAATAAGTAAACCAACATTTTCTAATGTTTTAATTGAAGAGACAAACCCGGCCAAATGCATGATTACTCCAATCGTTGCAACATCGGGAACATTTTGTATAAGTTTCTGATGAATAAGGTTTTGATCATGAGTATTAATATTTAGGGTCACATCATTATCACACAAGAATCGTGTAACATCATCATTTAAATCAATTTCAAAGCTATCTGTTGATGCATATAATAATTCAAATAATAATAATAATATTAGTAATTGACGTAACATAAACATGTTTTATCTTTCTAACAAATAACATCAATTAAATTATATCATATATTATATTTATATGTAATTAAGATTCATTTAATAAAATTTAACGAATAATATAAAAATATAGCTTGCATGAGGTTATACCACTATTGTATCATATTAAAGTCACACAATAGTAGTGTTATTTAATATGGAGGAAGTATGATTATCCTAATAGGAGGTGAGAAAGGTGGAACAGGTAAAACTACACTTGCTACAAACCTTGCCTCACTCTTTGCTAATGATAATGAAGATGTTTTTATAATGGATACAGATAGACAGGGTAGTGCAAGTGATTGGTGTTCTATCCGAGCGATGAATAATTCTTTAAAAAGAATCCCGTGTATGCAGAAATTTGGAGGCAATATTGCACATGAAATTCTTGATTTATCATTTAGATATAAAAATATTATTATTGATGCAGGAGGACATGACAGTGTTGAGTTAAGATCTGCTATGACTGTTGTCGATGAAATGTATATTCCTTTGCAGGCTTCACAATTTGATGTATGGACGATTGGAACAATGGACAATATTGTAGCACTTTCAAAAACCATTAATCCTAAATTAAACGCATCATTTATTATCAATCGTGCATCAACTCACCCATCAGTATCATCGTATGACAAAATTCTTCCAGTTTTTAAAGATATTCAAAACTTAAAAATTATGTCTCATGTTATACACGATAGAAGTGCATACCAAAAAGCTGCTCAACTTGGAAAGTCAGTTTCAGAATTAGTACCGGTAGACTATAAAGCTTCACAAGAAATAACAATTTTATACAATAAAATAAGGAACAAAGATGACTGATTTTAAAAAAAAACCGCCTACATTGCCACCAGAAGTAGAAGCATTTATTAAAAGTGCTGCATATGCTCAACCAGAAGAATTAATGCCATGGGAAGCACCAGGAATTCGTGAAGATGTATTCAAGGTATTTAATTTCAGAATAAGAGAAAAATATTATATCAAGTTAGATTATTTAGCTAAAAAGAAAGAGATTAGTAAAAATAAACTTTGTTTAGATGCATTGATAGCCGTACTAGAACAAGAACTAGGGAAATAAATTTTATCATGTAATGTCTTTTACTTTGTTTAAAATTTGAAATAAAATTCAGTAAAAGGGTTGCCTATTACCTAGGAGGATGTATACTTGTAATATCTTCTTAGGTTATAGTTATGCTCAATCAAAATATTCTAGAGAATCCTTTACAAGCAAGTCAAAATACTGCTTTTCCAGGCAATATGGATGCCGGATATGAAGAACAATTAGGTGATAATTCAGTTCTTAATATTCCTGATGAAGGTTTGTTAACTTCTGATCCTAAATTTCATCATAATTTAGCTCGATATCTTAGTGATGGTGAGCTACAAATGATTGGCTCAGATCTTACAGATGCGATTGAAAATGATGACCAAGCACGTCAATCATGGCTACGTATTGTTACAGAAGGAATTGAATATCTTGGAATCGGCAATACACGCTCTAAATCTGCTTATAGTGGTAAATCTGATGATTTGTTTGCTCCTACTCTTCTAAAATCTGCTTTACATGCTACGGCAGAAATACACAGTAATATTTTCCCTTCATCTGGTTTTGTTCAAACTGAATGTCTAGGAATGGTAGACGAAGAACTCGAAAATCATGCTGAACGTGTAAAAGAGATGATGAACTATGTTCTTACGGATGTAATGGAAGATTACAAGGCCGATAAGAAGCAAGGTTTACTATGGATGTGCCTCGAAGGAAGCATGTTTGTAAAAGTATATATTGACCGTCTTAAGAATAAACCAGCAGCTCCTTATATTCGTGCTTCTGATATCATTATTGATCCAGGTGCAACATCACTTGATAATGCAGATCGAATTAGTCATTATTTTGTACTGTCTCATCGTTCACTTGAAGAACAATTTATTCAAGGTGATTGGAAACGTGGAAATATTGAAGTTGAGGATTTGCAATCAGAACTTGTTGAACGCAAACTAGATTCCAAAATTGGTATTACACCAAATATGGATGAATCAAATAAATATTATGCGTTTTATGAGACGGCTACTTATAGAGATTTAAGAGGATTTGAACACCTTAATAAAAATGGCGAACCTTCTGGTAGGTTGTTACCTTATATTATAACAAAAGATAAGAATAGCAATGTTATTACTGCTATTTATCGTAATTGGGAGGAAAATGATCCATTATTTAAGCCTAAAAAATATATTACACAACACAAATATTTTACAGGTTTTAATATCTATGGACTTGGTTTATTTCATCTCGCATTAGGATTAGCTAAATGTGAAACAAAGATTCAGCAACAATTAATTCGCGCAGCTGAACTTGCAAATGCACCATCTTTATTACAAGGCTCTGGATTACGTAATGAACGTACACAAATTGATATAAAACCAGGTGGTATCAATCAATTTCAAACATTTGATAGTGATATTTCAAAAGCAATTTTACCATTACCATTTCATGAGCCATCACCTGTTTTAATGCAATTTCGAGAGATTATTTCAGATTCCATTACAGCATTTTCTGTCTCAAGAGAAATAAATCCTGGGGATATTTCTGGAAACATGCCCTCTGCAGCAGCAGTAGGTATATTAAGTACTATGCATAAACTTGAGAATTCTTTGTTGAATGATTTATATGATAGTTTTCGTAAAGAATTCCAATTAATTTACAATCTGATGGGTGAATGGTTACCTGAGGAAGGATATCCATTTAAGTTACCTGGCGGTGAACACGTCATGATGAAGTCTGACTTTTCACCTAATTTTTCTGTTAGACCGGTTCTTGATCCTAATGTTTCATCTGATCTATATAAGAGTGTTATTAATCAAGGAATTCTGGATCTTGCGACACAAAAACCTGAACTTTATAATATTCGTGAAGTTCATAAACGCATTCTTAGCACAATGAAAGTTACAGATGTAGATAAGTTGCTTTTACCGAAAAATGACGAAGAACCACCGCCAGCTGAAATGGATCCTATTAGTGAAAATCAGGCTGTTATGCAAAGTAACCCTATTAAAGCTTATAAAATTCAAGATCATGAAGCACACACAATTGTACATAAAGCACTTATTACTACATTAACAGCTCAAATGCAGGCTGATAGTGATCAAGATAATACGTCGATTATTGCTACATTGAAAGCTCACATTCAAGAACATGATACTTTTGCTTATGTAATTAATATGGAAATGACATCCGGGATTGAATTACCAGATGATCCAACACAGATACCATCTAATGTACAAAATCAAATTGCTATTCAAGCAGCACAAGCTATTCAAAATACACAACAACAAGAAGCGCAACAAAATCAGCAAATTGATCCTAACCAAATTCTTATGGAAGAAAACCGGATTAAAGAAAAAGAAGCTGACAATAAAGCTTCTGTGGATCAGGCGCGTATTCAATTTGATTATCAACGTTTGCAATCAGATATCCAAAATGAACAAATGAAAATCAATATTCAACATCAAGAAATTGAATTCAAAGCACAACAACTTGAAGTTGATCGTATGAAACTTGAACTTCAATCACAAGAAATGCAGATGAAGATGGAAGTTGAAATGGCTAAAATAAAAGCCAATAAAATTAAATCTGATATGACTATAGAATCGAAAGCATTTGACTCTACCTTGCGTTATCAAAGTGACCAAGAAAGAGATAATGCCAAGATCGCTTTTGACGAAGGTAAAACTGAGTTAGATGCGCAATCAAAAGCCTACAGTGATACTTTAGCGTTCGAAAGTGAACAGCAACGGTCTCAAGAAGAAGAGCATAAAAAACACCTCAATTCATCTCAACTCAATTTATAATATTAATACTATATATTTAAAAAGGAATAAATAAATGTCAGAAGATACTTTGCTAGGAACCAACGAGGCTTATACTCGTTTAAAAAGAATGACCAGTCAAACTAATGATGGTCGTATTTGTTATCCATCAGGCACGAATATGCGTGGTTCACAAGGTCGTGAACATCATGCAGAAGGTGATATTGTTGGTAACGATGAACGAGAAATGCATGCTCGCGGTGGTAGCGTAGGTGGTGTGGAATCTGCACCTGGTATGGGCGGATCTATGATGAAGCCTAACTTTGGTGCTCCTCAACCTGGCCGTGATAATGCTCCTCGTCGGGGTGCTGTTGCACAGGCGCATGGTGAAAACCATAAAAGAGGTGAACGTGTAGGCGAAGAACATCGTGAAAAACATGCAATGGGAAATATGGTTGGTCAGATGCCAAAAAGAGGTCTGCATGATAATGTCATGCGTGATCCAGGTGCTGCACAAACTCCACCTCGTCCAATGTATCGTCGCGGCGGCCGTACTGAGAAAATGCATTACGAGGATTAATATCATGGGAATAATCTACGGATACAGTGAAGCAGCAGAACGTATGGCTAAAGAAACAGATGAAGCTCCCCTTCGGGTTGCTTTAGATCATGATTTCTATACGAATAATCATAGCGCCGTAAAACGAAAAGTAAAAGAAGTGTCAGACGCCATGGTTGAAGGATCAAAATCCAATGTTTATCGCAAAAATAATGCGTATGCAATGGGTGGTGTTGTAAAAGAACGTCGTGGCTTTTTTGGCCATGGTGATGATTAAATAATATAATTCCGGGATTGTAAAAATTCCGGAATAAATATCACCCCAAAAGCTTATGATTCATTTTGAATTATGTTAACATAAAATTATCCAACATTTGTTTATAATATGTTTGGATTTTTAACAATTATGTAAAGAGGTTTACTATGTCTAGTCATGAATCAATAATCAAAACAATTAAGAATGATCTATCAAAAACAGCTACGGCTTATGCAGATCGTATTATCAATTCTCCTCTTGCTCATGTTGAATATACAGTTGCTCAAACAATGTATCGTGCGTTGACAGATGTTGTTGCGCATATTAATACAGCTCTATCTTTTATTAAAGCAAACCCAGATTCAGCTATTCCCGAGACCTTCTTGGATACTGCAGTCGGAACACCTGATCCTGAAGTAAATCCTGAAGCTGCAGCACCTACAGCAACAACGGTTGATATAGCGAGCGGCACAATCATTCAAGGTACTTCTGATTCTTTTGTTGGAGGCTAATACTTATGACGCAAATGAATTTAGTAGATCTAAATAATTTGACTCCTGAGCAGACAAACCACGTCATTTTACGTGCGCAAGAACTATGGGAGTTAGAACAAACTGAAAAGCATAAAAATAGGTGGAAGTCACCTTTTGAATGGACTGAAGAAGAAATTCACGAACTTGTTATGCGTGAAGTAGGTGAAGACACACTTTTCCCACGTGGTTATCAAGTTCTTATTAAACTTTGGATGCCTGAACGTGAATTAGATGACGTCAATGGGCTTATTCGAACAGATCATATGATGAGAAATGAACGTATCACAACCAATATTGGTCTTGTTCTCCGAATGGGAAGTGAAGCATTTCGTGAGCAACGAAGATTCCCTGGAGGTCCAACTTTAACTTTCGGTGAATGGATTATATTTAGAACGGGTGAACGAAATCTTATCCAATGTGGAGAACATTTCTTAGCACATTTAAGTGATGACCGGTTTCTTGCGATGACAACAGATCCAACAAATAAAAAGACAACATTCGATCTCGAATATGAACATGTAGGATAGTTAATGGTAAATATCGTAACGAATGGCCAACCTTCAAGTGTTACGTTTAATGTAGATAGTGGGGAAATTTCTCCACAAATCTATGTTCAAGATTCACTTGTTAAAATGGCAGCTGATTCAGGCATGGTGAATACTATAAATGACATCAATAATGAGAGTTATCACACCGATCAGGATTTACGTGATGATTATGGTGTCGAACGTGAACCTATTTATCAACAAAATGATGATTTAGAAGAAGAACCAGAGCAAGAACAAGAACAGCTATATCAAGAAGAACACCAACAGCAACAAAAACAAAGAAAGAAATCTCCACAACGAAAATCAAAAGGGGATAAACGTTTTGATGATCTTATTTACAAGTTAGGTTCTAAATCACAAGAAGCTGAAGAAATTGCGCAACAACGTGATGCAACAGCAAGAGAATTAAAACTCGCTCGCGATGAACATGCAGCTTATGTTTTGAATGTTGAAAAACAAAATATAGAACATAACATTAATCGTGTAACAGATATAATGGTACGCGCTAAAGAAACTGGACAGATACGTTCTGAAGTTGATGCAAACCGTTTGATGAATGAACTTGTTGTACAAGAATCTCAAACAAATGCGGCTATAAATCAATTAGAGCAAGAACGTGAAGATTATGCAGCTGTTCCTCAAAAATCAGAATATGAAGAACTTGCAAAAGAAATGTTCGACGAGTTATCAGATCCTCGGGAATTTTACAGCCCAGCCTATTCTAGGTGGTTATCGAACAATACATATTACAATCCCCACGATCATGAAAATTTTGATTTAGATCTTGCCAAAGATGTGAATCATATCAAGCGAACATTTAATAAATTTTTGAAACATACAGGAAATGCAGATTTTATTGGCACAGACAATTATTACCAAGAATTTGATGCTGTCGTTAAGCACAAGTTATACGGCGAATATATGCCTCCAACAAATCAAAATTATTCCAACAGAGGTTATGCACAACAAGAAAGAAATGATGTGAGACAAATCAATTATTCAATCGACCCAAGATATGAAGAATCTTTAGGGAATGCAATGCCAGAAGGTCAATCACGTATACGTGGAACATATCCTGATGATCCAGGTTATGAAGCACCTCGAAATGCATACCAACCACCACGTCAACAACAAAGACAAGGTGTCGCACCTGTAAATAGATCTGGTTATAACCAGCAGTATCAACAGCAGGCAGCTCCTTTATCAGAACAAGAACGTAAATTGGCGATCATGATGCCAATGGTTGATATGCAAGGTAGACCATTGTCAGAACGTGAAAAACTTCAATCATATGCCGCAGATAAAGCAAATATGAATCAAAATAATAGGAGATAATAATGTCTAGAGAAAGATCTGTAAAACCAAAGAATGATGCTCATCCCTATGATAAATCAACAAGTCCTGATCAATGGAATGATCGTTCTGATATTATTGATTCTTATAATGATGCATCAAGTTTGAAGCCTCCCGTTGAATCATCCATCCCAATAGGAGAACTTGCCTTTAAAACTGAAGGATTTGCACCTCGTTCAAGAGCAGCATTTACACGTACAGCTGATGATAGAATAAATCATTTTATTGATCAATATTCAAAGCAATCAACGGAAAATTTTAGAGGAAAAACATTTATGCCTCCTGAATGCATTCCAAATGGTCGTGTATTTTTATGGGCACGTAAAACTGTTTCTGGGCGTCCAGATGATCATAACATTGGTAACTTACAATCAAAACATGGTTGGCAAGTTGCGCAGGCTGATGAATATCCAGGATATGGATTTTATGCAGATGATGGGAGTGTAAATGATTCAGCTGGAGTCTTATATATGGGTGGTTTAATGGGTATGGATCGTGACGAACGTATTCATAATGCACAATTAAATCGTATGGCTAAATTGAGAAAAGCAACTGATTCACAGTATGAAGATTTGAAGTCAAAAAATCCAAATGCAGCACCACGTAGTCAATCGAATATGGAAGCATATAACGATATATTTTTCCCGTCAACAGAAAATACGCGTTCTCATACATCTTCTTTTTAATACTTAATGCAGAAGCTTAAAAAACTTCTGCTAAACGCTTGTGTATAATAAAAAGTTATGTCTATACTATATATAGTTCCATTTCCTCAGGTAAAACTGAGAGTTTCCGCAACGATAGGACATCAGCGCGGTTTCCCATAATTTGGGTGTAATTCTATCCTCGGATATGTCGGAAAAGTCCAAAAAGTAATTTGTTTATTTTTTGAAATCTTTACACATATTCGAGGTCTAAATATGTCTATCACACAATCTCCATATGGCTTGTCGTTCTTTGATTACAAAGGCGGTAAGAATCGTATGTCAACAACTGACTACTATATACAAAGTGGCACAAATGGTGTGTCAGTTGGTCAAGGTGATCCAGTTTCAGTTTCAAGTACTGTAGGTTATGTTGTTGGTTGGAATGGTCAAACTGCTCCAACTGCACCTGCTCAAGCAAACATTGCTGGTTCCATTGTTGGTGTAGCAGTTAGTTTCTCATGGGTAAGCACAACTGGTGTGCACATGAAAAATCAATCTTATTTGCCAGCTGGAACACAAACTTTAAATTTACTGCCAATCACTGTAAAAATTGCCGATCTATTTTCAAATGTATATCGCATTCAGTGTAATGGTCCATTCGGACTTACTGCACCAGCTACAGCGATATTTCATAATTATAATTTTACAACTGTCACCGCAACACCTGCAAATCCAAATAATTCTCAGTCACTTGTTCAGCTTGATACGAATAGTAGCGGCGTTGCACCTCCTAATTACTGGCTCAATGCAAAGATTGTTGGCCTATCTCCAGCTATAACAAGTGGTGGAACAAACTCATGGTATGACCCATATCCAGACGTTCTCGTAATGATTAATAACCATGCTTACAAGCCTGGCACAAACGGTACAGCTTAGGAAATATAGATCATGTCAACAACATTAATTACAGCCGCCAATCTCCCAAACTTACTTATTCCTGGTGTTAGAGGAATAATGTCAGATTATTTATTCTACGCAAATCAATGGAAACAACTTTATACAATCCTGCCTTCTATTAAGAATGCAGAATATGATATTGAAACCGTACCTTTGAATGCTGCAGCTCAATTTTCTGAAGGTAGTGACATTCCACTTGGAACGATGAGCCAAATTTACGTAACCACATCCGATATCATGAATTTTGGTGTTGGATTTGTGATTAGCGCGATCGCAATTGAAGATAACTTATACCCTGATCAATTCCCTAAAGGTATTGTCGGTATCAAAGAAAATATGAAGATACTTTCTGAATATCAAGGTATAGCACTTTTTGATAATGCGTTCTCAACAGTTGATCCACAGTATATTCTCGCAGACGGACAATCAATGTGTTCTGCTTCTCACCCAATTCAAACAGGTGTTGTAAGTAATACATTAAGTCCAACTCAGCTTAATGAAACGTCTGCTCAAGATATGATTATGGGCATTCAATCATTCAGAGATAGCGCTGGTTTGCTTCGTAAATTTGAAGCTAAAACATACCTTGTTGGTATTGAAAACCAATGGACAGCTCAAGTTTTGATTGGTTCAAATTATTCACCAAACGATACAACCAATGCTGTGAACCCACTTACATATGGTGAGTACATGTCTGGTGGTTTCTTGTTGAATAACTACATGGCGAACCCAGGTAACTATTTCATGATGACTAACTACAAAGAAGGTCTTGTGCATTATTTACGTAAGTCAATTGAAATCCAAATGACAACTGACCAGGCAAACCGAAACTTATCTGTTTATGGAAACGAACGTTATCGAAATCGATGTATCAATTTTAGATCAGTTTTTGGTGTCCAAGGCTTCTAGAAAGTAACAAAAATGGCTTTAACGACGAATGTTTCTAACGCAATTCCTCAAGCAGTGAGTTATGTTTCGAATGGGATGTCGGCCGATATTGTGGGGGTTAAATTCCCCCTGCAAAAAGGCGTTCCCTATCAAAATCTTTACATGTTTAAGGTTATTCCGGCTTCTTCTAGTTCTGTTTCTATATCAGCAATGAATACATTTCAGGCTGAAGGGCAACCATTAAATCAACGCAATACAGGTACAGATAATAATGTTTCTTCTATTGCCTTAAATATATCAAATTTTATTGGTGTGGGATCTTATAACCCACATATTAATGGAATATTACTTGATTGCGAACGAACGCTTGTTCTTACAGCCTCTGCTTCAACAACTCAATCATTTACATGGACTGTTACTGGATTTGATTATCTCGGCACAGCAGTAACACATTCGCAAAATTGTTCATCAGGTCAAACTCAATATACAATGTTGCAACCATTTTCAATTATAACTTCATGTATTTTGTCTCAATCACCTGGAGTTTCTGTTTCTATAGGTTCAGGGAATGGAATTGGTCTTCCTTATTATTTAACGAATATTTCAAATATTGTAAGTATGACATCTGGTGCGACAGTAACACCTGCAAATAATTGGCGCGTAACAAATACTACAGCTACAACATCTCCTACACGAGGATTTATAACACCCTCATCGGCTCCTAATGGAACGACGTTATTGAATATTTGTTATTACGTGTATGGATCTGATTCAGAGATGAACGCTGAGTTAAATAATGCGAATCAATCTGCTTTAAGAATTGCATCAATTCAACATGGCGCAGCTACTGCACAAAATGTGCTTCCTCTTATCACTCGGTATGATCTTACAGGTGTTGTCTATCCAGGTGATAGTGACTTTATTCGCATCTATAGCCAAGCAAAATTATCTTAGGAATCACACATGTCATTAACAACAATTATTCCAAACTTAAAGACACCGTTTACAAAGAAGCAAACAGTTAGTTACGTAACTAATGGTATATCAATAGATGTAAATAACGTTCAATTCCCGCTTCAAACTGGCGTTCCTGTTCAACCTATTTACACGTTTAAAGTTATTCCTGCACCATCTGGTGCTAACGTTACTCTCCCTTATGTGACAACAACAAGTGCCTCAGGTTTTACCTTATTGCCGGTAACAACAACACAATCAACAACTGTTTCAGGTACTACTTTTGTGCAAGTTAAGCCAATTGTTTTTCTAGGCAAGAGTGGTGCACTTCTTGATTGCGAGCGTGTTGTTGTTTTTACTCCTTCTGTACCTACGACAGCTACAACAATTCTTACATTACAAGGTTATGACTACCGTGGTGTTGCTGTTCAAACGACTACGGCTACAATTCCAGTCGGGAGTATTGGCGGCGGAATACAAACTCCTATAACCGTTCTTACAAGTGTTAGTTTTTCATCAAACCCTCTTCCTGCTGGTGGAGCAACAATTCAAATGCTTACCAATAGACAAATAGGTTTTCCTTATTTTCTACCATCAGCATCTTATGTTTTGTCTGCTAGTTATGGTGGTACCTCTATGCTTCCTAGCACAAGTGCATTCAATCCCGGATACTCATGGCGAACATCAGCTACATTTACTTCAACTTCATGTGCGCGTGGTTTGTGGCAACTTCCTTCTTCACCGGATGGTATTCAAGAATTTATTATGACGGCTTATTATTATGGAGCCGATTCCGAAGTAAATGCAGAAATTAATAACTCAGTTCAATCTACATTAAGAATAGTTGGTGTATCAAAAACAGCTTCTTCTTCTTACCCAACACCTACATATGTATATCCATATCTAGTCTCTCAAGATTTAACAGGTGTCCAAATTGACAATGGTATTCAATTAACAGCGAATGGTTATGCTGGTGATTCAGCTTTCTTGTCTTCCTATATCAAACTTATTGCATCATAGGAGATACACATGGCATTAACGACACTTATACCAAATTTATTATTCCCATTTACAAAGCCACAAGCGGTTAGTTATATCAATAATGGTATTACAATAGATGTGAATAAAGTTAAATTCCCACTTCAAACGGGTGTGTCTGTACAACCTAATTACACGTTTAAAGTTATTCCTGCACCTTCTGAGGCCAATGTTACTTCACCTTATACAACATCAACAAGTGCAGCAGGATTTAATTTAACACCAATTACAACTCAGCAATCTATAACTGTTTCAGGTGCTCCTTTTATTCAGGTTCAACCTATAATTTTCTTAGGTGAGAGTGCTGCATTACTCGATTGTGAACGTAGTATTCAAGTTAATTTTTCCGCATCTACTACAGCTACAACAATTATTACTCTTAAAGGGTATGACTACCGTGGTGTTGCTGTTCAAACGACTACGTCTACAATTCCAGTTGGATCTATTTATTATATTATAGAAACACCAATAACAATTCTTACAAGTGTTAGTTTTTCATCAAACCCTCTTCCTGCTGGTGGAGAAATAATCACAGTTGAAACAACTGAGCAGATAGGGTTTCCTTACTTACTTCCATCACAATCTTATGTAATAGCGGCTAATTGGGATGGTGTAACACTTCTTCCTAATGAAGGTGTTTTTGAGCCTGGATACTCATGGCGAACATTAGGAGCATTTACTGAAACTACATGTGCGCGTGGTTATTGGGATCTTCCTTCCTCACCAGATGGGATTAAAGAATTTATTATGACAGCTTATTATTATGGAGCTGATTCCGAAGTAAATGCGGAAATTAATAACTCAGTTCAATCTACATTAAGAATAGTTGGTGTAACAAAAACTGATTCTTCATCTATTTCATCACCTACATATGTATATCCATATCTAGTCTCTCAAGATTTAACAGGTGTCCAAATTGACAATGGCGCCCAATTAACAGCGGATGGTTATGCTGGTGATTCAGCATTCCTATATGCCTATAACGTTCTTATTGCATCATAGGAGATACACATGGCATTAACGACATTTATACCAAAATTAATCCCTCCTTTTACAAAACCACAAGAAGTTAGTTACATAACCAATGGTATATCAATGGATGTAAATAACGTTAAATTCCCGCTTCAAGCTGGCGTTCCTATTCAGCCAATTTACATGTTTAAAGTTATTCCTGCACCTTCTAGTGCAAATGTTACTTCACCTTATACAACATCAACTAATAGTGCTGGTTTTACTTTAAATCCTATAACAACACAACAATCAGCTACTGTTTCGAGTGCTCCTTTTATTCAGGTTCAACCTATTACATTTTTAGGTAAGAGTGGTGCACTTCTTGATTGCGAGCGTAGTCTCGTAGTTAATTTTACTACACCTTCTACAGCTACAACAATTATGACTCTTAAGGGATATGACTATCGTGGTGTTGCCGTTCAAACAACGACACCTGCACTTACAATTGGTACTACTAATTATGTAATATCCACACCAATCTCGATTTTTACAAGTATTAGTTTTTCATCAAATCCATTCTTCGTTTCTGCAGCAACAATTACAGTCCAAACAACTGATGAAATAGGTTTTCCTTACTTATTGACATCACAATCTTATGTAATATCGGCTAATTGGAACGGCACTTCTCTTCTTCCTAGCAGTGGTTTTTTCTCACCTGGATATTTATGGAGAACCTTAGGAGCATTTACAGTAAATACATCTGCACGTGGTTTTTGGGAGCTTCCTTCCTCACCAGATGGGATTAAAGAATTCATTATGACAGCTTATTATTACGGAGCTGATTCTGAAATTAATGCGGAAATTAATAATTTAAATCAATCATCACTCAAGGTAGTTGGTGTAACAAAAACTGATTCTTCATCTTATCCAACACCCACATATGTATATCCATATCTAGTCTCTCAAGATTTAACAGGTGTTCAAATTGATGAAGGCGCCCAATTAACAGCGGATGGTTATGCTGGTGATTCAGCATTCCTATATGCCTATAACGTTCTTATTGCATCATAAAGGATACATATGAAACCTATCGTCATTACATGGCCAAGTGTCGCATCAACAGAAACTGTAATTGCTTCCTCTCAATCTGTAACGAATGGCATTCCATTAACATTAAATGCGACGAATTATATTCCTAATTTGTCGGCTTCTGGTAATGGTGAAAATGTTCCTGGAAATCTTGTCCCACCTTATAGTACATCTCCTTTATTTGGAATCATTCCCAATCTTGGGACAGGAGGTACATCTCCTGTTTATCAAATGCCAAAAGGAAATGTTCGTTCAATCTCAATTGCAACGGCATCTGGCTCATTAGGAACCACTCAATTTGCAGTCGTTGGACTTGATCAAAATGGAAATTCTATAACCGTAACCGGTACACCTTCAACTGTTGAAGCTTATTTCTTTCAAACAATTATTTCAATTACACCACAAGCGACTCTTTCTAGTGGAAATAATGTTCATGTTGGTTTAGGTACAGGTGGAACAACTTCACTCATCGCACTTGATATTTGGAATAAGAATAATAATTACACAATTTCTTATACATCTGGAACTGGTGTTATACAACTTACACCCTACTTTACAGTCAATTCAGCATATACATATGTAGATAATGTGCAAGTGCCAATTCAAACATTCGCCCAAAATCCGCAACTTTATTACATATTACCAGTAGGAAATGCAAATTTTATTAATAGCCCGTCAACAGCAACGACACTTCCTTTCTCTACCATATCAAGCGGTGTTTCGTATAGCGTTGTAGGACTTCCGATGACAGGTTTACTTACTTCTGTTTCCATAGCATCAACAGCATCTTTCACACAAACAATCATACAACAAGGAGGCCTCGTTTAATGGGTAGTAGTCGTGCATCAAAAGAACAAATGAAAATGAATGGAACTGTGAAAAGAGCATCTGGTGGTGAAGTAGACCATTGGATTCAAAATGCCAATGTCAAAAAAGGAGCACTTCATTCTGCCTTACATGTCAGTCCAGATAAACGCATTCCAGAAAAAAAGTTAGACAAAGCTTTGCATTCTAAAAATGAGCATATGCGTAAAATGGCTCAATTTGCTGAGAACGTTAAACATTAATTTAACCGCGATAAGGGGTTGTGATGGGAACATCACTACAATATTCATTCCCAGTAATAGATGCAGATCTTATCATAAGAGATGCCTTTGAAAGATGTGGAATTCTTAATTATCTTGAAGATGCTGTTAAATATCAATCGGCGCGTCGTTCATTAAATTTACTTTTACAACATTGGACTAATCGTGGATTTAATCTTTCTACACTTGAACAAAGTGTTATTGAGGTTAATCCTGGACAAAATGTATATGCACTTCCATCCAACACATCAAAGCTTCTTCAATGTAAACTTGCAAATTCAAATCAAATACTCGGCGGAACAGCTAGTGCTAGTACTGGCGGTGATCCAAGTATTATATTTGCAAAAACAATTACCAGTTCTTTTGCGCTTTCCGCAGTTAATGGAAATATCTCATACGTATATCCACAAGCAACGCCCATTCTTCTCGTAGGGATTCAATCAGCAATATCAACTAAATATCAGGTTGCAATTGAATGTTCATATCTTTCTACACCTAGTGATTCTGATTGGATAACAGTTCTAGAAACTCCTTTGCTTGAATATTATGTAGGTGCTTCTCAATGGTTTTATCTTCCATTCACAGATTCAGCTTTGAGTTGGCGTGTAAGACAGATCAATGGGACAGCTCCTAATCCCGTTCAGGTTCCTTTGAATCTTACTCAGATCTATTTTGGCATTCCTTATATTAGTTTGCCAATGCAACCTGTGGGAAATGATCTTTATTTTCAATTTCCGAGTAATTCACAAAATGGAACATCAACGACATATTGGACAAATCGTACACGTATTCCAACATTGAATGTTTGGCCGGTTCCTAATAATTCATATCAATTCTTCTTCTATTTACGTATTCGGTTTATTCAAGATGTTGGCGATTTTTCGGACAGCTTAGATATAAGAGCAACGTTCATAGATGCAGCAACTGCTGGATTGGCAGCTAAATTAGCTCAGAAATTTGCTACCGATCGGTATGATATGCTCTCACAAGATGCTGCAATTGTTTATACCCAAGCTGGTTGTGAAGATACTGAAAATGTTTCTTCACTCATAACATGGGCATCGGGTCAACAAAATGAGTAGAGCTGATAAAGGTCGTATTCCAATTGTAGATCCTGATAGGCCAGAGGCTTGGGGTAGGGATGATTATACTGGTTTGCCGGTAATGCATACTGATCTAATTAAGCAGATGGAATACATAGGAAATGGACTTGCTTGGACCGGATTCATGGTTCATTACAAAGACGCAGACCAACCAAATCCACAGAAGATCCCTCCACGTTTGAAGGTAGATCCTGTTCCCATACCTAACCCACGATATTTAACATTACCTCAAACACCATTGATTCCCAATAAGGGAGTGAATCCAGTTTCTGGATCTACACTTACAAGTGTGTTGATAACAGGTACAACCTCTACCTCTATCACTATTACTTGGGAGTTTGTGCCTAATGTTCAAGCTTATGTTGTGGGTTGGGACAGCATACATGCCAAAGGAGAGACACGTGGAATTATTCCTTTAACGTATACCATTACCGGTTTATCACCTGGAAATACCTACAATGTTCAGGTTGCTTCTACTGGTAATAATTCAACATCTTACACCAGTCAATTTACGACGAGCGCTTTTTCAGCCCCCGTACGTACAACATTACCATATTCATAAGGAGAATATAAATGGCTTTTGATCCCTCAGTTTCACCACTTCTCACACCAATTAACATTGCTGATCAGACAAGTTATGGTTTGCCATATACATCAAATGTAATTGGTAGTTCTACATATAATACAGATGTCATCTGGGGTGGCCCTGGTGGAACATTTCAGATTATTACATCTGGTAATTTAGCCGGAATTGCAGCTCTTACATCGCCTGGATTTATAGCAATCAATCTTTCGAATCAAATTATATCAGCTACGGTAACACCAGGTAATGGTATTGGCGTCAGTCAGGTTGGGGATAATCTTCAAGTTTCAGTTGTTCCAAATACAACTCTTCAATTAGTGAATGGTGAATATAATGGTGTTGCTGTTGGTTCTCCACGAAATACAATCAATCTTATTGCGGGAACTGGCATTGGTTTAACACTTTCTGATTCTGGTTCATCTCTTGATTGGACTATCAATGGCTCTACTGGCGCGAGTACAAGCGGTCCTTTTGTTATTACACAAGCAAACTCATCATTAACTGGTGCCACAAACTTAGGAAGTTTAACGACAGGTCTTGTTTACAGTACTGTTTCAGCTGGTGTTTCAACACTTTCAACAGTTTCTCTTGGAACAATTCCAACGCTTTCTGGCACACAAACATGGACTGGTGTTAATACATTTACACAAGCGCCTGTTATGTCAGGTGCAAGTATTCTTCCTGGAACTGTAGCAACAACAGCTATTCCTGGGACAGCAATGACATTGAGTGGCGCACAAACAGTGCTTGGTGTTAATACATTCAATACAAAGCAAGTATTTTCAAATTCAATCCAAATTCCACTTGGTGCGGCCACAGGACTAGTATTAGTATCTGATGCCTCAGGAAATGCTACATGGACCGCTGCCGGCGCAGGAGATGTAACACAAGCTGGTGCTAATGTATTTACAGGTACAAATACCTTTAACACAAATCTACCTACCTCTACAAAGACACCAACAACAGCTACTCAATTGATAACTAAGGCTTATGGTGATGGTACATATGCAACCATTTCTGGCAATGCAACTCTTGCTGGTAATAATGATTTTACAGGTGCAAATACATTTAATGTTGGTTTGCCTACCTCTACTGTAACACCAACAACAGCTACACAATTGATTACTAAGTCATATGGTGATGGTACATATGCAACCATTTCTGGCTCAGTAACTCTTTCAGGTACAAATATCTTTACTGGAATTAATACATTTAATACGAATTTACCAACATCTACTCTTACACCAACAACAGCTACGCAATTGATTACAAAAACATATGGTGATACTACATATGCAACGATTGCTGGTGCAGCACTTCTTGCTGGAGCCAATGTATTTACGAGCACGAATACATTTAATACGAATTTACCAACATCTACTCTTACACCAACAACAGCTACGCAATTGATTACAAAAACATATGGTGATACTACATATGGTTCACTAACGGCTATTCAACGATGGACTGCTGTTAATACATTCACTCCACAAGCAGTATTTACAAACTCAATTAATATCCCATTGGGTGCTGTATCTGGAAATGTATTAACATCTGATGCCTCAGGAAATGCTACATGGGCTACACCAAAGTTAATTACAAACTTTACGACTTCATCAACTGTATTTTCACAGCAACTTATTCCTACAATTTATCCATTATCTCCAAATGTTCAAATGGCGGCTTCAGTTCAGACATTAGATGCTACAACAACAATTTTGGCATCTATTCCTGTAGCACTCTCTCAAGGAATTACAATTATTGGAACGATTACTGCTGCTAAATCCGATTATACAAATGCGACGGGAGGATGGTTTACATGCACGGCTTATAGAGGAGCTTCAGGAAATGTCACGATTGCAGACACTTCTTATCAGCTTGTAAATGCTTCCACCACTGCTTTATTTTTACTTGCAGCTAATACTTCTCTTCAAACAATTGATATTCAAGTAACAGGAATAGCTGCAACTACTTATAACTGGGTTTGTAATTATAGTTACCAAACAATTTAAATAATTTAAATAAAGGATAAATAAAATGACACAAATCAATGTAACACCAATTAATATTGGTAATATAAAAGCGATAACCCAAGGCATAAATGCTGTAGCTATTGGTAATAATGCAGGAGTCACAACCCAAGGCATAAATGCTGTAGCTATTGGTAATAATGCAGGTAATCTAGCACAAGGTACACTTTCTGTTGCTGTTGGCCAAATTGCTGGCCGAAATAATCAAGGAGCAGGTGCTGTAGCTTTAGGTAATAATGCAGGTAATACAAGCCAGGCAGGAGGTGCTGTAGCTTTAGGTCAGAATGCAGGAGCTACAAGCCAGTCTACTAGTGCCGTAGCTATTGGTCTAAATGCAGGTACTACAGGACAAAGTACATTTGCTGTTGCTATTGGTCAAGCTGCTGGCCGAAATAACCAAGGTGTAAATGCAATTGCAATTGGTAACTCAGCTGCTACTACTTCTTCTGTAGCTAATTCAATCTGTATTGATGCCACAGGAACAGGTTTACTTAATCCCGCCGCTGCCGGTTTATTCATTACTCCCATTCGGCAAACAACAGGTACAACTCCAGTCGTTCTTTCATATGATACAACAAGCAAAGAGATTATTGCGGCATCATCAACAACAATTACACCAACACTTGTCAGCTCTTCAACAAGTGGAACAGTTAATTATGTACAAGTAGGTCAATCTACGTATATGAAAAAAGTTTTTGCATATTGTGCAGCTGCTGTAGGTACAGCAAGTTATACATTCCCATTACCTTTTACAAATACCCCTGTTGTTATGACTACAAATGGATTGGCGTCAACGGTTGTTACAGCTCTTAGCACAACAGCTATGACAATAACAGGTGCAACAAGTACGGGATTTATTATTGTAGAAGGTTTTTAGACAATGGCAAATGAATATACACAATCTTTCTCATATTCAGCGGCAAGTACCGGACCTACAGGTATTCAATATTTTGCTTTGAATGCATCTACTCCACCTACGGGATCTGTGTATATTCTCAAGTCATGTTATGTTAGTTGCCCTACTGGTTTTACATCAGTAGCAAGCACAACTCCAGCAGTACTTTGTTATACTTCAGATGATAATATAGGAACGAATCAGAAGATATTTTCATCTTACAACCCAGGAACAATATCATCTGCTCTTGAAATATTTACAGCTTTAGAAGCAACATCTTCTGCTGCACAACTTATTTCTACGCAAGAATATATAGGTATAAATGTAAATTTTACAAATGCATTATCTACATTTTATGTTGTTGTTACTTATATTGTCATTCCTGGTGGAAATGTGGTTGCAGGTACATTTCTAGCAGCGACAGGAACAATTGGTGTTGGAATTGGTAATATTGTAAATGTTAGTTCAACAAATGTACGTTTTCTTAAATCGATTCATTTTGTTAATAACATTACCAATACATCCACTTTTACGATTCAAATGTGTGCATTGAATCAAGCTGGAACAACTATTGAAGGATATTTGAACTTCAATCAAGCAATTACAGGATTTCAAACGGCTACATTTTCATCTCCCTTTTATATGGCACCTAATTCCCTTGTCTGTCCTGGATATTCTATAACGTCATCAGGTGGTGGAACACTTAGCTATTATTGCTCATATTGTCAGGTTTAATTTATGGATAATGTAAATACATATAATGGTCTTGTACAAGCCATTCAACAATGGACAAATAGAAATGATCAAGTTTTTATTGCTAATATTCCTTTATTTATATCTTTGGCCGAACAGCAATTTTTTATCGATTGTTCAACGCTTGGTAATGAGTTTTATGTAACAAGTTTATTTTCTGCAAATAATGAATCATTCCCAAAACCTGTAAATTGGGGAGAAACACTTACCTTTTCATATATAGGTCCAGAAGGAAATATTGTTGTTTTAAAAAGGGTTAGCTATGAATTTATTAGAACTTATTCTCCTGCTAATAATATATCCACAAATATGCCTATTCCTCGTTATTACAGTGACTACGGGTATGATTATTTTATTATCTCACCTACTCCAACGGTAGCATACCCAGTAGAAATAGCTTATTTCGGCAAGATTGAGCCATTAACAATAGTCAATCAAACAAATTGGATTACACAAAATGCATATGATGCTTTGTTTTGGGCATGCCTCGATAAAGCTTATAATTTTATTGATAATTCGGCAGATGCTACAATTTATGCAGGTAAATATCAAGAACGTATAAAAGCAATTATTACATATAACAAGGGTCGTAAATATGACCGTACCGTTGATACGATGAAGGATTAATTATGGCATTCACTGGTTTTATTAATGAATTTTCAAATTCACCCATACAACCTACTTTTCAATCCTATCTTACTTTAGATTTTTCAAGTATTACAGCTGTAAATCTTGAATGGCCTTATGTTAATTTAAGTGCTACATACCCATATGCACAAACAATTCAAGTAACTATAAATACAGTTGATACTAATTATATTTCGATGCCTGATGCAACAAAAGCAACTCAAGGACAGACGAATACGATTATTAATAGTGGCGCTGAAACGATACTTATTAAAGATTTTGTAGGAAATATTATTGCAACAATTCTTGCTGGACAAGAATGGCTTATTACATTAACAAGCAATACAACATCAACAGGAACATGGATTGCATTACAGCTTGCTTCAACTACATCTTCAGCAAATGCAGCTTCATTAATTGATCCAACAACAGATGCAAATGGTAATTCAAATGCAGGTGGTTTAGGAGCTTTTCCAGCAAATTACCTTAAAGAGAATGTAAAGGTTAATACATATAGTGTTGGTTCTGCATATGTTCAATCTACAGGAGATCGCGGCTCTGTTCTTGTATGGTCATCAGGAACAGGATCATACACTCTTCAATCTTCGGCATTATCAGGAAATGGATATATCTTTACGATATTTAATAATTCCACAACAGGCGGCCAAATAACGGTTACTCCAGCTAGTGGAGATACGATTAATAACAGTACTTTACCATTTGTATTGAGCCCTGGTAATTCAAGTTCGTTTGTGGCAAATGGTGTTAATACTATTTACTCGTTTGCATCCTCTCAGTCACAAACAAATATTGTTAATCTTGTTGATATAGATTTAACAACTGCTGTTGGAAATTCGATTACACTTACGCAAGCTCAAGCTGATTTTTCAATTCAAAAATATGTTAACAACCCTAGTGCATCTGTAATTGCTATTATTTATCCTGCCAATATTGTGAATGAATGGGTAGTTTTTAATGCTTCAACAACTAATCCTATTAATGTTTCTTTGCCCTCTGGTCCTACATATCTTATTCAACCAGGAAATCGATTATTCTTTTTTTCTGATGGAAGTAGTTTGTATAATGTACCTAATTTTCTCGAAAATTCTGTAATCTATCTTGCTGATGGAAACGATTCTGAACCTTCACTTACGTTCTCCAATGATACATCTACCGGATTATTTAGAGAATCAAGTGGAATATATAATGGTGCATTAGCAGTAACTCAAAACGCAACTGTTACAACATATTTTGAAGGAGCTGTAACTACCTCTGCTGTTCCTTTATCTTTATCAGATGGAATATTAGCAGAACCTTCAATTTTTTTCACAAATTCTACAAATTCAGGCATTTATCGCACAATAACAGGCACATATACAGGTGCTGTTACAATTGCAGGATCTGGAATAAATACTTTTTATTTTATGAGTACAGGAAATACAAGTAATGGAAATTTAAATGTAATAGGTGGACAGTATTTACAATATGGCATTCCTATAACAACATTGGTACAAGCATATGGCTAGTACAACCTTTATAGAAATAAAACCAAAAGATGGCATTCAACGTGATGGAACTTCAGTTGATTCTTTACAATATATAGATGGTCAATGGGTTCGTTTTTATAAGAATCGTGCTTTGAAAATGGGTGGTTATAAAGTTATATCACTTGGTTCAAGTTCAGCTATTACTAATTTATATAGTTTTGATTCATTGAATTCAATTCTACTTTATTATTGCCAAGCAAATAAACTATCTGTTTCTAATGTGTATACTGATTTATCAACAACAGTTCCAATTGATCGCACGCCTGACGGATTTGTGTATAACCCAAATAATACATGGTCTATTGCGACGGTTGCTTACACTGTTTCTGGTGTTATCACAGATTACATTATTGCAACAGCTTGCCCAAATGGTTCTGACATTGGAAATGATGTACCTGGCATTGTTTATTACGGTCAAATGGAAGATACAAGCCTTTTAACTCCATTATTAAGTTTCACAACAACCGGCGGAGTTGTGGTTCTAGGTTCATATATTATGCTCTATGGAGATAATGGAGGTGTTTTCTTCAATGATGGTGCAGATATAAACACATTCCCAGATGTAAATTTTATACAATTTGGTTCATCTAAGATCGTTTATGCGGCTCCTGTACGTCAAAATGGTGTTGTTACAGGTCTTTTTTGGGCACTTGATTATGTATTTAGTTTAACATTTAATGCATCTAGTCAAGGTAATGAAACATTCACACCAGCTTATGTATCTACCAGTAGTACAATTTTATCAGCTGGGAGCGTGGTTACATTTGATCCACTTTTTTATTGGATTGGTATAAATAATTTTTATGTATTTAATGGAGCTGTTAACCCTCTTGCCAATGAAACAAATAAATTATGGTTTTTTGAAAATTTAAATATTAATTATAAAGAATTAGTTACAGGATTTTATAATAAGAAGTATAATGAAGTATGTTGGTTAGCTCCAATGTTTGGATCAACAGTAAATAACTGGATGATTATATATAATGTTGAAACTGGTGCTTGGTATGATACTCCCCTTACACGATCCTGCGCTGTTTCTTCTTCTTCACAGATGCAATATCCAATTATGGCAAGTTCATCTTTGGAAAATATCAATGGAAGTTATTCATTCCCAATTTGGGCACATGAATTTGGCGTTAACAAAGTTGACCCAATACAAACAACTGCAATTGTTTCATCATTTACAACAAGTAAATTTTGGACAATTGATAATAATCCGGAGGCACAGGTGTTAATTTTGGATGCTATCATACCTGATGTACAACAAGTGAATGATATGTTTTTCACGGTAGGTACACAAGGTTATCCGAATTCTCCCGTTGTAACTTCAAATACATTTGTAATGACTCCAACGACTGAATTCTTAACAGTTCGAGTAAAAGGTTCAATTATGAATTTAACATTTACATCTAATGTAGTTGATGGAAATTATTTGTTTGGTAAGACAATGATTCGCTTAATTGTAAGTGATGATCAGCGACCGGGACCGAGTACAACATAATGAAATCAATAGTCCTGCCTACACATGAAACATTTCAGGAATGGTTTATGGATCTAAATAGATCCTTTCCAGGTCTGATTGTACCTACACCACTTCCTGATATGACGTGGTGGCATTCTGCGATGCAACTTATTTCCTTCAATGGAAAACTTCTAAGCCATGTTGTCCTCCCTCAAAAGTCATCCTTTCCAAAAGAAAATGATTGGAAGAGATGGGCAATGATGTTCATACAATCGATAAATGATAATTAAATTAAATAGGAAATACCCATGAGAAAACATACTAATGAAGACGAATTTGATTTTGCTCACTTTAATCCAAAAGAACTTGAAATCTTAGATGAAACACAAGGTGGCCGTACAAATATGCATAAAACTCCTATTCGTCGCTTTGATCGTCTAGAGCAATTAATGAGCGATCCTAAGATGGAAAGATTGCTTATGAAAGAATATGAACACCACGCAAAAGGTGGTCGTATTGGTGAGATGTTGAGAGAAGCAGATCACATGCGTCAAAAAGGCCGTAAAGGAGATATTGATGTAGCTGTTATTGGACCAAACACGAGACGTATTTTTAATAAATTAATGCATGGTGGGTCTGTTAATCCTGGAACTGGTAAGCCTGAATACTTCAATCTTGGTGGTATGATGAAAGGTATTGGTCATACAATTAGTAGAGGCGTTGGTGGATTAGGAAAAATGGCAGGAAAAGCTGGAAACATGCTTATGAGTGCTGCTCCTGGCGCTATTATGGGTGGACTTGAAGGTGGTCCAGCAGGCGCAATGGCTGGTGGTATGGATTCTCTTGCTATGAATTCAATGGCTGGTGGTGGTGGACATCAAGAAGGAAGTTCACAACAACAACAACCACCTCAAAGTTTAGGTCAAATGGGTCAACAGTTTTTGAATAGTAATATGGGACAACAAGCTCAACAGCATGGCCAAAATATGTTTAATCAAGCTAATACATCATATCAAAATGCAATAAATAATACACCATTGGGTCGTGCTGCTGCTGGAGCCTATCAAGGATATACAGGACAACAAGCACCTCAATCATTAGGTCAGGCTGGTAACCAAGCTATGAACTCACAATATGGCCAACAAGCACAAAAGCAAGGTCAAAATATGTATAACCGTGCCAATAATACATACCAAAATGCAAATCAACAATCACAAGGTATGATGAATAGCAATATGGGACGTGCTGCCCAGGGTGCTTATCAAGGTTATAATGGTGGAGGACAGCAATACGGTGATGAAAACCAAGGTTATACTGAAAATCAAAGTTAATAAAAATAGTTAATAATTAACTATAATATACACCAACTTTAATGGATGATTTACAATGGCTGAACTTAATACACTTGATAAAATAAACTTACTTGAAAATGATGTTGATATGGGGGTGACCGGTGAACTTGAACCTATTCATGTCAGCCCTGACGAAGTTGTTAATTTGAATATTCTTCAAGGAGGTCAATCTGTTGATGAAAAAACTGGACTTAGAGAATATTCAAAGCTTGCCATTGTATTTCAAAATCCAAAAATGCAAGATCTTGTTTCAAACATTATTGAGATTCTTAAAAACCCTCATGAAGTTCCAGGTGATATCAAAAATATTTTAGATACACCAACAGATAAAGAAATCGAAGGATTTGAACCTATAGAATCTGATTACGATCCTGAAATTCAACAAATGGCAGCAACTGGAGATGGCGCAGATAAAGTCATTGTTATGATGCCTACAATTGTAGTTGAATTTTTTGATAAAATTAGAGGATATAAACGAAAAGATCATGTACTTGGACTAGAAGAATTCTGGAGTTTGGGAGGTTTCTTGAGATCTGCTGTCCGTGTAGTTTCTACAGTAGCCGGAGGAATCGGTGGTTTTATGGTTGGTGGTCCAGCAGGTGCTGCTGCTGGCGCTTATGCTGGTAATATGCTTGGTAGAGGTTCAACAGGACAGAAAATGTTTGGTGGCAATAATCCTGCATGGAAAGCGGCTGCTCCAAATGCATTATATGGTGGTATAGCAGGTTTAGGTTTAGGTGCCGCTGGGTTTGGAGCAGCTAGTGGAGCAGCTGGTGCTGGAGCATCCGGTGCTGCAGCAGCTCCAATTGTTAATGGTGTTGCCTCTACAGCTCCCGGAGTAGTTTCTGCTGCGACTCCTTACATAGCATCTGCTGCACCATCAATAGCTTCAGCGGCGGCACCTAGCATATTTAGTCAGTATGCAATTCCTGCGGCTATTGCTGCAGGAGGAATGATGTTGAGTAAAAAAGGTGAACAAAAACAAGATGAAGCAGCTCAACGTGCATATCAAGAAGATAAAGCGCGTCGAGATGAAATTAATAGACGTGCATTAGGGATATATGATTCTCCTTATACAATTTCACCTCGTTCTCATAAATTTGATAGTGATGAGTATTCACGAATAAATTACCATGAACCTAGTAGAACAAATTATAAAAAGGGTGGAAAAGTAATAGGTGTTGAAATCGTTGGTAAAGGAACAGGTCAATCCGATCATATTCCACGATCCGTTAAGGAAAACAGTTGGGTATGGGATGCAACAACAGTAGCTCACTCAGGTGATGGAACAACTAATGCAGGTCAAAGAGCTATTAAAAAGTTTGAAAAAATGATCGAAAAACATAAGTTACCTGAAGTAATGAATGAAATAGATATAAGTATAAAAAAACAACCTTTGCGTACAGTTCCATGTGCTCTTTCAAACGGTGAACGTGTGACACCTCCTCATTTAGTTGCAGCTGTTGGTGATGGTTCTTTTGATAAAGGTGCATCTATACTACGCAAGATGACTAAAGAATTGCGTCATCATAAAGCTTCAAAAGGTCTCGATTTACCTCCTGCTGCTCATGATTTAAGTGTTTATTACAAAAAAGCGTTACGGGGAGTGTAAACAATGCATGATTTAACACGGCAAGAAATAGAAAATGAACTCATTTCAAGAGGTGTAATAAGGCGAAATAATGCGAGAAGTTACCCAACAGAAACTATTACTAGGTTAGCTCTAGCAAATAATATTCCATTAACGAATAATAATATAATTACTCGTCCTAAGACCGATGAGGAATTACGTAATGAAATAAGGATTCCTAATGCATCAACCGCTTTTCATTATGGCTTTAATAGAAGTTTGATGCATAGTGATAGAGAAGAACTAAATAATTTGGCTAGAGAACGAAATATTCCCGTTACAATTGATGAACCTGAAGTTAGACCAAGAAATACTAATCCAACACCAGAATATACAAGACGTGGTAGACAAGAACGTACTGCTTCCCAAAGTGAGAATGATCGAAGATCAATCTTACCTTCGATGGATTTAACTCAATATGGTACACGATATGGACCTTTGGTCAGTCGTCGTCGATCTGCAGGGCATCAACTTCCACAAATAGAGAATCCAGAAACACTTTTGGCTTTACCAGAACGTATAGCTGAACAACAACAAACTTTAAATCAAAGAATTACGCCAACAGTACTTGAAAACAGAGCATCATCTGTACCAGAACATTCATCTGAACAGCAGAGAATGCCATCAACTAGGCATGAACAGCAAAGAATGACATCAGATACGCAAGAAGGATTAAGAAGGTTTGGCGAAAGGCAAAATAGAATACATCAAGATCAAGATGAGGGATTAAATTCATATAACCCTACAAGAGAATATGAAAATCCTTTTATTTATTCTAATACTTCAGATACACAGCGAAGAATTGAAAATATGGAAAATGCTTTAGAAGGGCCATCTACAGAGTCAATACCTTCAACCGAAGCTGAACAAAGAAAGATAATGGAACTTGCATTTCATAATTATTATTCTCCATATCATCAATATAAAGGTAATCCTGTTGCTGAATTGGCTCCTTTGCAAAAAAAATCAAGAAGTTTATTAGAAAAAAGTTCTCCTTATTCCAATAGAGCGGAGAGGGAGCATTTATCATATAAAGAAGCTTTAACACCATTTTTAACAGAGAAAATATCAAGTGAGGCATCTAACCCATATATTGAGAGAATGAGTGAAAATCCTGCACGCTATCATCGTGAATTAATGGGAGATACTGAACGTGAACATTTAGATTCCATAAGGAATGAAGCACAAGAAATGTTCAATCAAGATATATTACCTGGTATTCGCGCTAAATATCAGATACCAGGTTTACGTCAACATGGACATATGGCTCGTGATATAAATCAAGCTTCAGAAAAATTTGGTAAAGGTGTAGCAAGCAATATATCAAAAGCAAAACTTGATATGCTTGGTAAAACACTTGGTGTTTCTCAAAATCATGCGGAAACACTCGGAAAAGCTGCTCAATTAAAAAGTAAAGCTGCTGAAAAAGATAGAGCTAACCAATTAGAAGCTTTTTCTACACTTAAACAGTTCAATCAAGAACAAGAAGCACGAAAAAATAAACATACAGCAGCATTAAATGTTTTAGGCGTTTCAGATGCAGCTCGTACACAAGATCGTATTAATGCACAAAAAGAAAGATATAATGAAGCACGAAATGCTCCGGAAGAAAAACTAGGAAGGCTTTCTAATATCCAAAAAGGATTCCAACATACATCTTTAATAGAACCAGCAAAACGCGTTCAATCAACAGCTGGCGAAATGGAAAAAACATTAGGATCTGCGTTGTTAGGGCAAGCCGGGCATCAATTTGGATTTACACAAAATTCACAACAAGCTCACAAAAAAGGTGGACGTATTAAAAAAGATTTTGGTGGGATTGTAAATCCTTCTGAAACAGCAATTCAAAATTCTATTGTTCAAAAATCTGATCCAATTTATGAACTTCGTCGACTTATGAATTTGCCTGATCCAGTGCAACAATATGCGACAGGTGGAATTGTTAATCCAATTCAAGCTGGTGCACAAGAAGCACAACAGTATGTTGGTCATTCGGCGATGAAAAAGAAATTAGAACGCATGCGTCAACCCGTAGAAAATCCGGGTATGATGGGTCATTTCATGGCTGGTGCAGGCGCAATGGGGAATAACAAAGGCTGGTTAGCTGATTCATTACGAAGTTTGCATGCAGGATATAGTAGTGCTAAAGCTGAGCAGAATGCAGGGAAACAACGAATAGATTCTGCAGACGATCTTGAATACCAATTAATGAATGATGTTGAAGAAAAAAAACGTGAAGAAAGAAAAATGGCTCTTCAAGAAAAGGTTGCTAATGCTCAAGTAGATAAGTATAACCATCAAGCGCGTGAATCATCTTTAAAAGAACATAAGCCTAAAATAACAAATCATAATATTGATGAAATAAAACGTGCAAGAGAAGGATTGTCAGCATTAGATTCAGCAGATATTGCTGTTGATGAAGCTTATAATTCTTTAGCCAAAGTTCCAACAGGTGCTAAACATGGAGCTGTTATATCAAAGACACCTTTAGGTGCTGGCCCTGGTCTTGTTTCTCTTTATGAAAATATTTTTGGAGGATCTAATAAAGAAGATATAACTACACAAAAATATGAAGATGCCAATGCACAATCAAAAGCAGCATTAGAAGCCGTCATACAATCTTATAAAATGTCTAATAAACATCGTATGACTAATGAAGAATTGCAAAAAATTGAACAAGCTAAATTATCACCAGATCTTACTGAAAATCAAAATAAATTGACGCGTGATAAAATCATAAATACCAATCGAGTTAAAAAAATAAATTTGATTAAATCAATGATAGATAATAACGCATCTGAAGAAGATATTATTTCAGAAATGCAGATGTACGGCATTACCCCAGAAGATCTTAATACAAATATTAGAAATAATTTAAGTTCAAAAGATGCTGATAATTATTTAGAACAGAATTCTAATAAAGCGCCTATTTCAAATATAGCTCCTATAGATAAAATTTCTCCACGCACTAAACTTGAATTATTAGAAGAAGCAAGGAGGAAAGCATCATGACCAATCCTTTTTTAGGACTTCCAGCACATCAAATAGATGCAATGATTGCAGAAGAAAAGGCTAAAGAAAATGAAAATAACCCTTATATTGGACTGCCAAAAGATCAAATAGATGCAATGATTGCAGAAGAAAAAGGGAATAAAAATTCTTTAGCTAAATCTTTTGCGAAGGAATTAGCTATGGCTGCAAGAGAAGGAGCAGGCTCAGTTGGTGATGTTGTTGATTTTGTTACTATGTTACCAAACGCTGCATTAAAAGGTGTTGGTTTGCCTCAAATACCTTCTCAAGGTGAAAATATTAGGAAAGGTATTGATTATTATTCTAATGATTATGCAAAACCAACAACAGATCCTGAAAAAATCAGAGCATCTATATATGGCTTTGCTGCACCTGGAGTTCTTAATAAAGTAAATGCAATTGGAAAAGGAGGATCACTTCTTGCAAAAACAACGAAAGAATTCCTTAAACCAACTGTATTAGGTGGCGCCGCTACTGGTGTTTCTCAACATGTTTTGAATAAAGAGCCTGAAAATTACTTGGGAGCTGTTGGTGCAGGATTACTTACATCTACATTAGGTGGTATAGGTAAAAAAGGAGTTAAAAATGTTGTAGATCAAACGCGAATTGCTCGTGTGCACAATCCTAATGCGCAAATAAAAATATTAGATAAGATTTCAGCTAATCAAGGTTTAAACCCAGTTCATGAAGCAGAAATTGGTAAAGAACTTATTAAATCTGCTGAAAAACAACGTAATGATTATGCTAAAATATTTCAACACAGATATAATAAAACAGATGCTTATTATAATAAATTGACAAAAGGAAATCGTAATGAAAAACGTTTTGTTGATGTTGATTCGACGGTTGGTTGGATTGCGGATGAATATAAGAAACTTGAATCCCCTATTGCAAAACAAAAGTTTTTATCAAGTAAATTAGGTAATAAATTTAAGAATCTATTACAAATACATGATGTAGAGGATATTGATAAATTATTAAATGTATATAAACATAAATTCGATGTTCCTAAAATTCCATATCATGAAGCACGAGCTCTTCAAAAAGATATAATGAATGATTTAAGCAAATCACTTGAAATAGGTAACATTGAAAAAGGACAATTCAAACAAGTATCTAAAAGATTGAGTGATTCTATTGGTAGTGTTTTCAAAGATTCACCTCAAATGCAAAAATATTGGCATAAAACAAATGATATGTATTCTTCATTTCTTGACGGAGATAAAAATCGCATCAATGATATTCTTAAACACAAGCCAAAACCACGCCATAATAATCCAGGAAATCCTATAGAAGCTTATCGAAATACAGCAGCTAAAATTCTTACCAAGGAAGACCCACGTGATCTTGATTTTATTCTTAAAGGATTAAATGAACAAGGAAAACATAAGGTTTCTAAAGGTTTTTATGAATCATTAGGGACGGAAAAAGGTAAATATAATCCTTTAAAAGGTAAGGAAAGTTTTGCTGGTTTACAACCTGAAACACGTAATCCTTTATTTTCAAATCTTTCAAATAAAGATCGCATTAAGATTGAATCTAGTAATGATCTTTTAGATCAGTTTATGCATGAAAAGAATCAACCTCATAAAACAGCTCATGGAGTTATACCATCTTTATCTAAAAAGATACTCTCTGTAACAGGTATGAAAGTTCCTAGTTTATGGACAGGAGATAAATCTATTTCTAAAACAATTGATGCTTTGGAAAGAAGAATTCCACAAACAAATATGAATAAATTTGTTCCTAAAACAGTAGGTAAGGGTTTGAGAACAATATTAGAACCGTTAAGAAATCATTAGGTAACTAAAGTAAAAGAATTGGGTGCATCAAACACCCAAATCAATGGTATTACTCACATAAGCAATAATAACAATTTTTTCGAAATATTTACAGTAGCAAATACCTGTGAAAATCCCTGTGAAAATTTAGAAAGAATTAGCATAAGTAACAATAACAATTTTTACAAAGAAAATAAAGTTTAAAATTCAAAAAAAAGAGGGAATAATTCCCCCTAATTCTATTGTATTGGTACTGAAAATGATTGAGCAGCTTGTGGTTGTTCAGCATATGTAACTATAGCTTCAGTTGTAAGCATAATTCCAGCAACGGAAGCTGCACCCTCAAGAGCTACACGCACAACTTTTGTTGGATCAACAATACCCATTTCGAGCATATCACCGTAAACACCATTTTGTGCATCATAGCCAAAGTTATAATTAATTTTAATATCCTTAATATCTTCATCTATAAAAGTTATACCAGCATTGGAAGCTATTTGAAGAAAAGGAGAAGATAATGCATTTAGAACAATAGTAATCCCTTTTTTTACATCAAGATTAACTGAATTCAAATTATTTAAAATAGTCATACCTTTTACAAGAGCTGTTCCGCCACCAGGCAAAATACCTTCAGACAAAGCTGCTTTTGTTGCATGTAAAGCATCATCAAATCTATCATATCTTTCTTTCATTTCCACATCAGTATTCCCACCAACTCTAATAACGGCTGTTCCATTAAAGTTTCGGAGACGTTGAACAATGTGTGACCTATAATTGGGGTCAATATCATGTGAATTATCTAATTCTTTGAGTATTTTGAGCAGAGATTGCTTCTTTTCAGCAATTTTATATTCATTACCATGGCCACCAATGATAATTGTTTTATCATTGCTTACAATAACCTTATCAGCTGTGCCAAAGAGTTGTGGATTAATATGCTTATCAAGTCGCGTTCCTGCCGCGGAAGGTAAGAAATTAGCACCCGTTAAAAGTGCCATATCTGACATTAATTCGGTTCGGTATTTATCATAGGCAGGTGCTTTTACGGCACATGATGCATATACCTTATTACGTGTATTTGCGACAAGAAGTGATACAGCAGAACCTTTTACATCATTAGCAATTACAAGCATTGGTTTGCCCATTGAAAAGGCAAGCTTAAGTACTTCATCAATTTGAGCTGCTTGTGTAAGATCTTTTTCATAAAAGAAGATTAATGCATCATTAAATTCACATGTATTTTTTTGAAAATTATTGATAAAATAAGGTTCAACATATCCACTATCAAAAGTAATACCTGTTACAATTTCAAGATCTGTTGTAAGTTTACGACCTTCTACAATAGATACCTGTCCTTCACGTCCCATAGCTTCATATGCATCTGTAATAAATTTTCCAATTTCAGAATCACTATTGGCTGAAATGGTCGCAATTTGCATAATTTCTTCGGATGTTTCAAGTGGTTTAGAATGTTTTTTAAGATCTTCAACAACAGCTGCTACAGCAAGATCTATACCACGCTTTAAATCCATAGGATTAGCGCCTTCAGTTACAGCCTTCAATCCAGCTTTCATAATTGCTTGAGCTAGAACGGTTGAAGTAGTTGTTCCATCACCGGCAAGATCCATACTTTTTAAAGCAACTTGTTTAAGCAATTGAGCACCAACATTTTCAAATCGATCCGATAGAAATATTTCACGCGCAACTGACACGCCATCTTTAGTACTACGTGGACCGCTATAAAGCTTATCCAATACAACATTTCTTCCCTTTGGTCCAAGTGTTACTTTTACTGCATTGGCAAGTTTATCTACACCAATCATCATTTTATCACGTGCTTCTGTTGAATAAAAAATGTCTTTTGCGCTCATATTTTTTCCTTATATATTAATGTTTACAGGTAATTCACCAAGGTTATTTTTATATAGATGGGTAGCTACTTTATCTTTTAGTTTCTCTAAATTATATATTTTATGTCTTGAGGTTGTAGATGGGATAACTTCCATATAGACAGAAAGACCTGTTGAATTATGAGTAATTTGTCCATAACCAGGTGAAAGTTCACTCCAAACCATGTCATTTTCTTTGAGAAGTTTCATGAAATTAAATTTATCAATACCTTTTCTGCTTCGTTCAAATGTAAGCAAAATAAGCTTTTCCTTTTCAAGTTCAGTAATTTTGTATAAATGGTTATTCGACAAAAATAAAACTCCTGATATAAAATATAAAATTATATTTCATTAACTCGTGCTCATAACAGCTAAAACAAGACATGGAAAGTGATAGTTGACTGATAATTTCTCACATTGATAATACTATGATATTAAAAATATATTTTCAATAAGTTTGTTTAAGATTTTAACTAAAAATGTGAAAAATTTATTTTTTTAAACAAAAGATTTGCATTTTAGTTATAATTTATTGCAGAATGATTTTGGAAATATACTTGTCATGGTTTGTTTCTGTAGGTTTATAACAAAAAAACCCCCAACACCTCATAAGTGCGGGGGAATTTTCAAACATAAGGACTTTAGGTAAAAATCATGTTTTATTAGTTAGTATAAAAATAAAAGGTTAAAAGCACCTTCATAGTATAAATCAGAATAACAATCCACTTGTAAAAAAGTGTTACTCAAATTAACAGACAAAGCCAAAATACATCCCCAAATTTTCAAAGTAATGGATGTATTTTTTAAACAAGATAAATCGAGCAAAAAAACTCTAACTTTAACTTTAACTCTATTTCAAGATTTAACTCTATTTCTAGATTTAACTTTAGTTTTAGATTTAACTTTAACTTTAGTTTTAGCTCAAACGATTTAGCTTAACAATTTAGCTCGAACAATTTAGCTCGAACAATAAGGAATACTAACAATCATGCCGTTTACAGTCAATGTTTTTTTACAAGACTCCAATAATACGTCACGTTATATTGTGAAAAAGGAATTATTCAGGCATCCTCTTGTTAATAGAACAATGTTCAAAAATAATTCTTCCACCACAAAAATGAATAAAAATACAGCAGACACGCTTTATTGGTTAATTGTTCAAGCACGTGAACAACGTGATAATTTAAAATTTCGTGTATCAAATAATTATATAAAAGAGACTGTTTGTTGTAGTTACAGATCTGTTTCACGTTATTTAAAATCTCTTGAAGATAGAGGATATATTATCCGATCATCTATTATAAATTCAGATGGTAAGAGTTGTAAAAAAACTAACTATTTTGAAATTTGTTGGCTTAAATTGTTTGAAGATTTTGGCGAAAACCTTTTTGTTGATTTTATGCATAATATGATCACTTTTATAAAGAATAGAATAGAGAAACTCAAAGCTTTTTTTAAGTCCGCGTATCGGCCACTTTGTCATACAGATAAACCTATATCTTCTAACGAAGATATATATATATATATAAAGGAAAATTTTAAAAAATCTGAGGAAATTTCTATAGAGCAAGAAGTTTTACTAAAAGGAGAATATAATGATCCACTTGATTCTCTTCTCACCGAGAATGAACCAGAGAATCGTAGCTATTTTAACAGAGAAATTCGTATATGCCCTGATGAGTGGCGAAAAATTGCAATAAAAGAAAAAATGAGTGAAGAGTATATTGATGATGAATTCATTGAATTTAGGGATTATTGGTTAAGTCTTGGACAAATAAAAGGGGCAAAGAAAGCGAGTTGGACACGTACATGGAGGAATCGTATACGTTATGCTATTAACTATTATGGAACAACTTACAAAAGAGCCAAGCCCACTGAAGAACAATGGAAATCATCTTATAATATACCAAATGATCAATATTCTTTAATATCACATACTCAAATGAACATTACTTCGGATGAAATACAAAATGATTGTAAGTCAAACTTAGTTACTGGTTTAATAGATAATGAACATATTGTTAACAATGAATATTCCTTCAATCTTTTTAAAGTATTTTATACAGTAAAGGCGGCAGATGTGCGTGATACAAAGGAAGGTTGGCTTGAACGCTGGCATAAGTGGAATCGTAGAAAAGGAATATCGTTAATTGTTCCAAAAGAGAAACCGAGTGAAATTAAAATAACGATTCCTGAAAAGTGTCATGATATTTATGAGACTCTTTTAAATAAACTTGGTAAAGGAAACTATTCCTTTTTAATTCAAGATTCAGTAATCACTCAATTGGATGAACCAACTGCGGATGATGATTATATTCTTCATCCAAAATCAACATTTATATATAGCCGTTTGAAAACACCTGATGTTTGGGATATTCTACAACATTTAAGAATAAATGTAATTGATCCACAGAAAAAAAGTTGATTTTTATATAAAAAGTTAGTACTATATACTTGTGATGTACGCTTAAAAAATGTACATCACTTCATGGGGATTTATAGGATGATAAACTATATTTCCTCTTCCATCCTAATTGGCTTAGGAATCCGAAATGGCTTTATATAATTGTTTAGTATGTGGGAGTGAATTTAAAGCCGATCCATGTCAAGATGCAAAATATTGTTCTGTTAAATGTAAAGGAATGAGTCAAAATAAACAAATCACAAAGAATTGTTTATTTTGCGAGAGTGAAATTCAAACTATACCATCCAAAAATAAAAAATATTGTTCTCTTAAATGTAGAGGAATAGATAAAAATAAACAAATAACAAAGAATTGCTTGGTTTGTGAGAGTGAGTTTAAAGCTGTACGATCCCGAGATGCAAAATATTGTTCTCTTAAATGTGTGGGAATAAGTCAAAAAAATAAAATAATAAAAAATTGTTTAGTATGTGATATTGAATTTCAAACCAAACCATCCGTAAATGCAAAATATTGTTC